AACAAATATGAGTTCAATCCGCTGACTGGAAGATTTGATATTGACCAAATCAACTCGGAGCGTGATGATTCAAATGCTGCAGAAAAGTGGGCGAAACGGCAGGACTTCAAAGAGATTGTCGAGCCACTTATTATCAAGCCGATTGTCAAACCGTTTGAGTTGCCAAAGGTAGAACAAGTGACAGATGAACAAATTGGCTGGCTGAAGGAGTGGGCTTCGGTCTGGGATTCGGTCGGGGCTTCGGTCAGGGATTTGGTCGGGGCTTCGGTCTGGGATTCGGTCGGGGCTTCGGTCTGGGCTTTGGTCGGGGCTTCGGTCTGGGCTTCGGTCAGGGATTCGGTCTGGGCTTCGGTCAGGGATTTGGTCTTGGCTTCGGTCAGGGATTTGGTCGGGGCTTCGGTCTGGGCTTCGGTCAGGGATTCGGTCTGGGCTTCGTTCGGGGCATATTTCAGCAGTTTTTTCGCCATCAACTACAAATACAACTTTTCGTCTGTAGCAAATCTTTGGAACGCAGGGCTTGTACCCTCATTTGACGGCAAGGTGTGGCGGTTGCACACTGGGAAGGATGCGCGCGTGGTTTATGAATGGACGCCAGAGGTGGCCGAATGACCTTCGTTGCAGGTTTTCTCGCAGGCATAAGCGTAATGTTAGTTCTGCTGCTGCTCGGTATGTGGTTGTGGTGGGCAGCAGGTGAGGCGGAGGTGAATAATGACAGTAACTAACACTCAAATCGTACCCGGATCAATCAGCGCGATTGCAAAGAGCACCGGGCAGTCGATCGCCCAGTTGTTTACCAACGCTGAAATTGTAACCATCGTGGATGTATCCGGATCCATGGGGCAACACGATTCTAAAGATGGCAAATCCCGATACCAGGTTGCTTGCGAAGAACTCGCTACCATACAGAAAAACAAACCCGGTAAAGTGGCGGTTATTTCCTTCTCAAACAATGCGTTCTTTTGCCCTGGTGGTATCCCGATATATGAAGGCAGCGGGACCAACCTTGCGGGAGCATTGCGATATGCAAAGATTGCAGATGTTCCCGGGATACATATCATCGTTATTTCCGACGGCGAACCAGACAGTAAAGAGCAAGCATTAGCGGTTGCACGGACCTACAAAAACAAAATCTCCACGATCTACTGTGGCCCGGAAGATCGATCTCATGGTCAAAAATTCCTAACCGAGCTCGCGAACATCACTGGTGGTCAAACACTGACTTCAGACCGAGCAATTGCGCTCAGTAAAACAATTGAAACATTACTTTTGAAGGGATAAAGCACCCTTATGCAAACCACGTCGATAGACGAATTATTAGGCAAATTGAATATCCCCGCCAGTGATCAGGCGCAAATCATCGGAGCTTATGGCAACCTTGACCCTGATACCTGGTGGGGGGAGCTTGAGCTGATTGCCATGGCTTTACACGTGGATCAACCACCAAGTGGAGCCGCGCCGGTGTGTGAACCCTGGCGGGAAATTTGGCTTGAGATGTACTATAACGGGAGATCCGTAAAGGAATCGATCATTGATGTACTGAGCAGCCTGCCCCCTGAGCTGAATATCGCCCTGCAAGGTGCCCTGGCAAAGATGCAGCAGAAACTTAGCACCGGATACCAGAGATTGAAGCTGGGCGCCCGTTTTAGCGCAAATAGAGCAAAACGCCTGGGCAATCCCCTGATGAACCCGCCGGACGTCAAATTCCAGGAAGTTTTGGAAGATATATTGACACCGCTCAAGGGTGTATCCGCTGGGATACGACTCAGTAATGCAGAGTCACTTTTGCTTACCTGGCTTGATGATAATGGAAAATTCATCCGCACACCGGAAGGGGAATTATTTTACCTTTGGCATGATAAACACCGCTTATTTGAGCTTGATACTGAGCTGTGGCATGCCTGGCTGCATGAACTGACCGGCGTAAATCCCGCAAGCACCGGCTTCAGTGTGCTCAGTAATGCCTGTAAGACAGCGGCGATTTTGAACTCTGAAATCAAAAACGTGGTCCGCATGGCGTACTACGATAATGACACAAAACTATTGTGGGTCAGCAGATTTGACGGCAAATGTTATTGCCTTGATGGCGATTCCATAACTCTCAAAGTCAATGGTGATGGTCCAGTGATCTTTGACGATCTGCATATTTGGGAGCCGTATGAGCCGGATCTGACTGACCACAACGACGCGCTCGCTACCGTAGCGAGCATTCCCAATTGGGCAAAAGCAAAGAACGCCTGGGCATACCAAGTGTGGGCGCAAAGTTTATTCTTCAACGAACTGTGCCCTACTAAACCGATGATGGTCCTACTTGGTGAAAAAGGATCCGGCAAGTCCATGGCGCTCCGTCTTCTACTGAGGTTACTCTTTGGCCAGTGGGCGCAAGTGAGCGGCGTGCCCGTAAAACCCGATGATTTCTCAGTAACAGCGAGTCACTACCATTTGTACGCAATGGATAATCTCGATACCCTGGAGCCGTGGCTGCAGGATAAATTGGCGAGGATCAGTACTGGCGCAATGGACGAGTATAGAAAATTATATACATCCAAAGAACTGGGGATTCTCAAATACCGTTGTTGGATTGCAGTGACAGCGAGGACACCCGATACGCTACGGCGTGATGACTTAGCGGATCGCCTACTCTTACTCCCTCTCAACCGCGTCAATGATGATGATCGCAAGCGAGAATCGCTATTCTTGCAAGAAATTGACGAGCTGCGAAACGCCTGGTGGGGGGATATGCTGACAAGTCTCAACGATGTTGTCAAGGAACTCCAGGACGGCGACCTCCCCGCATATTCGACCCTCCGCATGGCGGACTGGGAAGCACTGGGACGACTTATGAGTGTAAAAGCCGACCAGGTGGACTTGTGGGATGAAATCGTCGTTGACCTGAAGCTCGCGCAAACCAACTTCCTGGCAGACGGTGAAATCGTGATCGAGGCGATCGACGCATGGTTGAATAACTCGCTGTATTCTGCAACTTCAACCAGCAACCTTAACCGCTGGGTGACCGCCCGGGAGATCTACACCGAGGCGCAAACGACACTATTCAATGGCAATAAACCGGACAGCGATTGGCCACGGAGCGTGAAGGCGTTTGGGAAAAGGTTGATGAATATTAAGAGTGTTTTGGAATCACGTTACGGTATGGCAACACGAATTGATCATAAGCAACTCCAGTATTGGTTTGGAAACAAATGAAAAACAAAAGCGCCCAACTTGTATTGTTAACAATTGGAATGAGGGGGGTTTGGGGGGTTTGGAAGGCGTTTTCCAGAAAGTTTCTAAAACCACTTTTAATATACTCTCTCGTTGACGTGGGGGGTTTACACAATTCCTGCAACCCGCAGCCAGCCCAAAGATTGACGATGTTAAAGAATTGCAGTGTAATTTTATACTTTTTCCAAATGGCACTTTTAACCCCCCAAACCCCCCACTTTGGAGCCTGCCATGACTAATGTTAAAAACTCCGGCACCCAGCTTGATCTTGTTTTTTGGTTTGTTTCCCGCGGTTTTTCCGTCATCCCCTGTCACCTGGGGACGAAGATCCCAAAAATAAAGTGGGGTAAATATCAGAAGCAGCTGCCTACTGAGGGGGAACTGATCCGGTGGTTCAGGATACCGAGTAACGCCGCGGTGGTGACAGGCACCAATAACCTTGTGGTGATCGACTTCGACGACCTTACTGAGTACCTGAGGTGGTCCTTGTGGGCGGGGACGGAGGGAAGCGCGGCAGCAAGGCAAGTACTTTACGATTCTTACAAAGTGAGAACTGCACGAGGTATCCACTTATATACTCGCTGCACAAGTGAAATCAAGAACCTTCACTTTGGCAAGATCGACGTCAAAGGAAGGGGTGGGTTAGTAACTCTTCCTGGCTCCATTCACCCCAGTGGAGCTATCTATACCGAGTATCAAGTTGGGGAGTTTCCGATATGGTCGAAGTTGGAAGAGATTTTTCCAAAAGAAACGCTGAAACTCATGGAGAGAGTTGAGGTGCCACGTAAGATGTTGATAGACAGAGACATCATCGAATATTCCACTGCTCAGGTCCTTGACATGGAAGTGAGTGTGAATGTTGAAGAAGTGAAGAGATCTCACAGGATTGAAGATTACATTAGCGATATCACCTTCACTGGCGATCATTGGGGCGTGGCAAAATGTCCATTTCACGAGGATGCAAACCCGAGCTTCTGGGTAGATACTGAGCGGCAGTTATGCGGGTGTTTTAGCGGATGTACGGCGAAACCGCTTGATGTGATCAACTTATATTCGAGGCTAAATGGGCTGAGTAATGAAGATGCAATCAGGGAGTTGAGTAATAAATGAGAAAATCAATGCGAACCAATTGATTTTGAGAAAACAATTGATGAGTAATAATTCGTCCAGAACAATGACCAGGCAAGATATTGAGCTTGAGTTATGCCGTCAATTGGACGATGAAGCATTGAGATTACTTACCTTAGCATTAAAAGGTGTTATTGATGGACCGGCTGGTTATGGATCAGTAGAGATATTAATCTCAGATCGAAGGGTTACTTATGTGAATTTCAGCACGCGGATGAAGGCAACCCGAGAATAACTTGAAAAGAACCTTATTGTGTGTTAAACTAAAGCAAACTGAATATTGTTACTTTTGTAACTCATGAGGAATTTGACCCGGAGTTTTAGTCTTATTTGACTATGACTTCGGGTTTCTTTGTTTGTATCGAGGCTACGAGTAGGCCTCAGAACAGGAATTGATTAGGGAATCTACTATGGCAGTTCGAGATCCAAAAACTGGAAGGTTTGTAAAGGGTTTTAGCGGTAATCCAGGGGGCCGACCAAAGGGGATTACGGCGCTACTTGATGATGTGATCTCAGATGAGGATTGGCAGAAGTTTATAAAAGTGCTCACAAAGTTGGCAGCGAGTGGCAATCTGAAGGCGATGGAAATGTTATTTGATCGCCGTTGGGGAAAGCCAACGCAGTCAATTGAGGCCGGTGACAAGAGCGGTCTGAAGATCAGCGTAACATTGAATGGGAAGTCGGATACTGAGTAATGTATTCTGGTGATGTGGAAGTTTCAATTGACCCCAAGGTATTCAACCCGGTGTATTTACCGTATTTGGAAAACAATGCAAGGACGCAGATATTCTTTGGTGGATCGAGTTCAGGGAAATCAGTGTTTCTCGCTCAACGGGATATTCTCGATCTTATGAAGGGCGGGCGGAATTTCCTCGTTTGCCGGCAAGTGGGACGAACGCTGCGAGGATCTGTGGTGGAAGAAATGAAAAAGGTAATCAGGGAGTGGGGCTTGAGTGACCTGTTCGACATCAACAAAACGGACGGAACGATCACGTGTGGGAATGGCTACCAGATCGTATTCTCTGGCCTGGATGATGTGGAAAAGCTGAAGTCGATCACGCCGCAAAAGGGAGTGTTTACAGACGCGCGCATTGAGGAGGCTACTGAGTGCGAAAAGGATGCTGTAAAGCAGATCCTGAAGCGGCAACGTGGCGGGGATCCAAGGATTGCCAAACGAATGACACTATCTTTCAACCCGATCCTGCAGAGCCATTGGATCTACGAGGAATATTTCAAGGGGATTGCCTGGGCAGATGACCAGAAACGATACCAGGGTGACAACCTAAGCATTCTCAAGACGACTTATAAAGACAATAAGTTTCTAACTCCTGATGACATTGCGGACTTGGAAAATGAGAGTGACTCATATTATTACAATGTATACACGCTGGGGAATTGGGGCATACTCGGCAATGTGATCTTCACGGATTGGAAGGTAGCTGATTTGAGTGATCCAGGTGACGAGTATTACTTACCAGAAGCACAACGTACCAATCGCCGGCATGGTTTGGACTTTGGCTTTTCGAGCGATCCTGCTGCGGTGCCAATAACTCACTACGATCGCGCGAAGAAACGAATCTATGTCTACGATGAAATCTATGAACGCGGCCTTACCAATGACGTCCTCGCTGGGGTGATCAAGAGCAAGGCTGGTTCCGACTATCTCAAGGGTGATTCTGCGGAGCCCAAGTCCATTGCGGAATTGCAGAGAGACGGTGTCAATATTTACGGAGCTAAAAAAGGCAAAGATAGCGTGATGTTTGGCATCCAATGGCTGCAACAACACACGATTATCGTGGATAAAAACTGTGTGAATATGAGGAACGAGCTCTCTCAGTATAAATGGCGGGAAGATTCAGCCGGAAACGCGATCAGGCAACCTGTAGACAGAAATAATCATCTGATCGATGGCCTCCGCTATGCATACGAAGATGACATGCTTGAGGCGCGTGTTGAATACTTACCAGGACTTTATCGATAGATACAAGGTGCAAACTATGGAAAATTACTTGATGACGGCATTACAAGATACAGTGCGCATGACGGAACAAGACCGGCTGGAGAAGTTCCGGCGCAACTGGGAGATCTATTACGGCAAGGGCCAGAAGCCGCTGAAAGTAGCAGCTGGAGCTGCGGACGATAATCTGCGGATGAATTTCGGCCGAATGTTCATTGACAAGGGCGTGGCGTTCCTTTTTGGGAAGGACGTGGGTTTTGAGTTGGCAGAGGGAGAGACTACGCCGGAAGAGGACTATCTTGACCAGGTGTGGCAGGCGAACCGGAAAATGAGCCTGCTGCAGAAGCTGGCGACATCCGGGGCGGTATGCGGAACGGCATTCGTCAAGATCCACTGGAAGCCAGGCATGGATCCGCGCTTGATCATCTGCGATCCGGAGACGGTGAGCGTGACGCTGGCGGAGGATGATATTGACCGGGTTGTAGCGTACAAGATTCGCTACCCGAGTGTGGATCCGGTAACGAAGAAGCCGATTGCCATTCAGCAGTTGATTGAGCAGGACGGCGCGGGGTGGATGATCACGGATCAGCGCGGGAACGTGGACGGCGGCTCAATGCAGACGGTTGGCGAGCAGAGATGGCCATACACATTCTCGCCCGTGGTGCACTGCCAGAACATGATCGCGCCGCATGAGTTTTGGGGCATGAGCGACATTGAAGATGACCTGGTGGAGGCGATCGACAAAGAGAACTTTACCGTGTCGAACATCCTGAAGATCCTGCGCTATCATGCCCATCCGAAGACATGGGCGAGGGGCGTGGGCAAGGCGGATGTGCGGGTGAACGCGGACGAGTTGATCCTGCTGCCAAACGACAACTCGACCCTGCAGAACCTGGAGATGCAAAGCGATCTTGTAAGCTCGATCCAGATGCACAAGGAGCTGAAGCAGTTTGTTCACGAATTAGCACGCGTTCCTGAAGTGGCTACCGGGAAGGTGGAAAGTATCGGGCAGTTGAGCGGGGTGGCGCTGGAGATCTTGTACCAGCCGTTGATTGAGAAAACGGAAGCAAAGCGCGTCACTTACGGCGAAATGATCGTGGAGCTCAACCGGCGGCTGTTGGCTCTGGGCGGTTATGGCGACGACAACCTTACTGAGCTGCGCTGGCAGGAGATGCTGCCAAAGGACGCACAGATCCAGGCGAATGCAGCCTTAAGTTTGAAGCAGCTGGGTGTTTCGGGCGACACGCTGATCCAGGAGTTTGGGTATGATCCGGACGTGGAACGGGGGAAGAAGTCGAAGGAGCTGGTGTTGGGGCAGGCATTGATGCAGGCGTTCGACCAGGATGCGCAAGAGACGGAATGACAGCTTATACTGAGTTACGAACGGCTTCTATGGATGGCTGGCAGGGTTCATTCGTGAGCAGGTACAAGGACGCGAAGAGGTACATCTTCAGAGTGGTTTCATATCGGAGGCAAGCATGACCCCTATCAACGGCAAGCAGGTGTCTTTCAGACAGACCTATGGCGACCCTGCCCGCTGGATTTTCCGCATCAGGGCTTATCGGAGGAAATAATGGCTCGTGAAGTTAACTTATTTGTGAACAACTGGCAGGCGACAGGCAAGAATATCAGCGTGCCTCAATACTCGGTGGATGTGACACTCAACTGGATTGATAATGAAGGTGAAGCGCATACCCGAAGCGAAACATTGAAGTTCCCGAACTTCCTATCTAACGTTGGAGCGGCTGACTTGAAAGAATGGCTGACCGATTTGATGATTCGTGAAGCGCGTCAGCAATTGGGGGTGGGCTAATGGCTACTTATTACGTTGGAGCAGGCGGCAATGATAGCAATACCGGACTTTCTTGGGCACAGCGCAAACTGACTTTGAACGGGGCTGAGGATATTCCAGTTGCGGCAGGCGACACGGTTTATGTCGGTGCTGGCACTTATCGGGAATTGCTGACTTGTGATGTGAGCGGCTCGTCTGGTTCGCCTATCACTTACATCGGCGACTACACGGGCGCGAATACAGACGGAACTGGGGGCATAGTTAGAATAACCGGTAGTGATAATGACAGCACAGTTTCTGGACGTGACAATTGTATTTATAGCGATGACAAAGATTATCGTACCTTCAGAGGCTTTACTATAGACAGCGCCGATGCAAAAATGGTACGTGTTATAAATCCTAAGTCATGGATTATCGAGCAATGTTATTTTGGGGCAGTTGGCGGAAATACACAAGCAATTTATCTTATCTCTGGAGCGAGTGGGATATGTAATGACAATATCATTAGAAATTGTATATTCGATATTGGCATATTTGGGAACAGTTCGGTTAGCATCGTATTTACTCACACCAGTGAAATTAATAATTCTGGTAATCTCGTTGAAAATTGTATATTTCTGTCAGGACATCAGGCGATTCAGGTAATAAAAATCGGGGACACGATAGTTAAAAACTGTTTTATAGCAAACCAATACAGTGCTGGCATTGTTGCAGTAAATATTAATACAAATAATCCATTAGTCGTTAATAACTGCATATTCAAGGGTAATGCGATAGCTATGTCGTCCAGTGTTAATAGTACTGTCGAAAACTATAATTCGTTTTATGGGAATACAACAGCAAGAAGTAATGTGGATGTAGGTGCACAATCTAATGCCTATATTTACTTGCCAGACACGCGCTGGTTCTTCGAGGCAGTCAACGGCGGCTCGATGCTCACGCCATTTGATTTGGCGAGCTACTCAGGGCTTATCAACGTGGCAGGAACAAGCCCAACGACAGCCGATATGCGCGGCACGACCGTTCAGGGCGCACAACGAGAGTGGGGCGCGCTCGAATATGACTCCACGCTCGATATTGAAGCAGGATCTGGCGGTGGCAGTGGCGGAGCGGTATCTATTCAACCCTTATCTGGGAGGATTTCACTATGATAAAAACAGGACAAGCATGGGCAGGTTTATTCGTCACGCTCGATGCGACAGGAGCGGCAAGCGCGGCTGATTCAGCACCGACTGGCACGCTCTATGTGGACGGCACAAGTAACGCGGCAACGGTCACAATCACAGGCTCAAACCCGTATAAGTTTGCGGTCACATTGCCGACGCTTACAGCAGGGCAAAGGGTGGACATGTACATCACCGCAACGATTGACACGATTGCTACCGCTGGCATTGTGGCAAGCGACCAGGCGGACACGGCGCTCGTTAGCGATATTGTGGGGGCTGACTCGGACACGCTGGAAACGCTATCAGACCAGTTAGACTTAGCTGCTACGGCAAGCGCACTCTCAACGCTTGACGGCAAGGTGGACACGATTGACAACTTCCTCGACACGGAAGTGGCGGCTATTCTAGCTGACACGAACGAGTTGCAGACCGACCTTGTAAATGGTGGACGGCTTGACTTGCTCATTGACAGTATCATCACCCATCTTACTGACATCAAGGGCGCGGGCTGGACAACTGAAACCTTAGTAACGCTCAAAGCCTATGTGGACGAAATCGAAACACGCCTTACTGCCACAAGAGCGGGTTATTTAGATAAGTTGAATGTGACAGGCACTTTAGCTCATTCAGATGCTGCAGCGGCTT